CCAGTAGAAGACTCTCCAGCAATAGCAGTAATCTTATTCCCAGATACACCACCAAATATGCTACCTGAAACCAGTGCATTAAAAATGTACGAACCTGTGTCAACATAAGTTTCTGTTTCGTCAATGTCTGATGCTAGTTTGGTATATTCACCACCAATTTCTTTTACAATATCTTTTAAAAAGTCCATTTTAATCTCCTTGATAATTTTCGTAGTATCCTTCCATTATATCATAATATTCATCTTCATGCGTTATGTTAAAACTTAATGTTCTTCGTTCTTTATTTGTTTTCATAGGATACACTAAATGATATAACCAAGACGGGAATATTAGAATTTTTCCCTCCAATTGTTCAGGTTTCCATATACCTTCACAATATTCTTGATTTGATCCGTATAAAAATAAGACTTTTCCATTATCTCTACCTTCATCGTGTCCTTTAGTATCATATCCTTCACTTTCAAGATTTTTTAAAGATTCTTGTTCTAACTCTTTTTGTGGTATTTCTAAAAATATTATTCCAGAAAGTGCTCCCCCATGAGTGTGTATTGGAGTATATTGTCCAGAAAAATACCTATTAACCCAACAATCAGAATATAATATTTTATCAGAATTATTAAACCCCCCATTACCTTTACTATCCGCTACAGAAATTGCACCTAACTTGTAGTTTTGTTTTAGTCTTGGATTGAAATTAAAATAATTATCATGATAAGTATTTGCTAACGTTTCTAATAATTTTTTTAGTCCAATTTCTCTACAAAAATCATAAGGCAAAAATATATTTTCAAAGTCTCTTAACAATAAGTTTGGCACATTTCCAGAAAAAGAACTGTACAGTTTTCTTTCTTCATCATCATTGTCAACTCTTTCGGTAAAATTCTTTATTTGATTTAATATTTTTTCTGGACATTTGGAAATTAATACTTGAGGTCCAAATGGTCTTATTATTTCTAAATCTATGTTCATTATAGGAAAAACAAATCTAAAGTACTAGTTTTCTCGATAGACCATCCAATAGAATCTAATATAGTTTTTAATGGTTCTAAGAATGCCTTTTCAAATTGTAAATCATAATCAATATACTTATTTAAGTTCAATTCTTTAGGAAATTCTTGGATGAATGAAATTATATTTTCGTGAATTATATTAGGTTTTTTTAGATAACAAAATTTTATTTTTTCTCCATTTTGAATTAAAGAATACTTATTTGTTAAATTCTCTTTTTTAATGTGGTGATTAAATAAAAGTGCTCCGCGAACATGGATTGGAGTTCCCTTTGCATAAATTGTAGAACTTGCTTTGTATTTTTCAACATCAGATGCTGTCCTTGGAAAAGCAATAGATTCTGGAGGAAGGGTCCTAAATTCACGACGACATTTATCAATAAATTCAATTACATCATCTTCTGTTCCACTCATCATAAGTTTAAGAGCATCTTTAATCATCTTACGGCAAGGTGCTGGAGTAGATGATTTAACTGCCTCAATTCCCATGATCTTTAGTTTTGGTTGATCATAACGAACACCTTCACTATCCCATACATTAAGAATGTATCTTTTCTTAGCAGTCCAGATTCCACGATCAGCAATGTTCTCACGCTTCATCTGCATCTTCTGATCGTATGCATTTACATACTCAGCCAATTCTTGGTAAGAACTTTCAATATACTTTTCAAGTTCCATCGAAGCGACCTTATCAAGGAACGAGACAATGCTCTCAGTAGTTTTCTCTCTTCCTTTGTATACACATTCAACCAAAGGACCCATATTAAGGTAAATAGAATCAGTATCTGAAGCAATAACATAATCAACATCATTCGTTTTTAGAACCTTATTCATATAAGAATTCATCTTTCCTTCGATCCACCGAATGGATACCTGTCCAGAAAGGGTAATTGCCTCTGCATTTGCCAGTTTGTAATAGCGAAAATACTGATTACCGATGGCACCATAAGCACTATTAAGAGAGATCTTCTTAGCCATTTGGATATTGTTACATCTGGCAATTTCTTTTTCCAGTTCTTTTGTTGGAGTTTTTTCATATTCTTTTTTTGCCTCGATCATTTTCTTTTTGAAAATTACTCGATCTCCATACATCTTTTCCATTAGTTCTGGAAGAAATCCACGAATGTCTTTACGATACATCGCGCCATTAGCACATACCGCATAATCCTTATACTTTTGAAAATCTAGTTCTTTATTTAGAACTCGATCTACGGTTACTGTAGGATGCCTTTCATCTAAAAGAGTTTCTGGAGAAATGTTATATTGCATAATCAAATGCGGATACAGAGAGTTAAGGTCAAAATTAACTACCCAATCATAAACTCCAGGAACTGGAGACTTAACATATGCTCCAGCATATTTTTCATCCTTAGCAGAACGTTCTTTAGGTGGAATAACAATATTTCTTTTCTTTAGATAATTGTAGATAATGTTATCCCACATTCTTACTTGATAAAAAACATCCCCAAAGTTCAATTTGGCATCAAATGCCATAGTCAATGCAAGTTCAATTAGTTTCATCTTATCTTCCAAACGGTCAACAAGTTCAACGTCAATGATGTTATACTCTACAAACTTTTGCCAATTCTTAGTATAAAAATCTTTAAAAGTGTCAAACTCTGAGTGATCTAATTTTTTCTGTCCAAGTTCTACATCGGCAATATGATCAAGACGATAAGATTCTTGATTAGTATATGTAAATTTCTTATACAGATCCAAATAATCTAATTGGGTAATTCCCCCAACATCATAGCAAACTTGTTTTCTATGCTTAACAAATACTTCATCCTCACTTACAAGATTCCAGGGAGAAAATCTTTTCATTAGTTTTTCTCCAAGAACTCTAGTTAAACGACGACAAATATAAGGAATATCATAAAACTGAATATTCCATCCAGTAATTACTTCTGGAGTATTATTTGACCACCATTCAATAAACTGAGATAGAAGAGTATATTCTGTATTGCATTGAATATACTTGTGATTGTTTTGCTTTACGACAAATGGTTTAATTCCCCAAGTAATAATTTCTTTAGTTGCATAGTCTTGTAATGTAATTGTTAGAATTTCTTCTGATGCAGATTCAGTATCTGGAAATCCATTCTCAGATGCTACCTCAATATCAAGTGTACTTAATTTAATTTTAGAAATATCAAATTTGATTTCATCTTCAGGATACTTATCAGAAATATACTGAGATACATACCTGTCATTTCCGTATATTTTAAATCCATCTACTCCTTCATATTTTTTATAAAATTCCCTACAATCTTTTACAAGACCAGGTTTAATTGGTTCTACATAATCTCCATCTAAAGTTTTGTATTCAGTTTCCCTTTTTGAAGGGACAAAAAGAGTTGGTGAATACTCCTCTTTAAACATTACATGTTTACCATTTTCATAACCACGAACGAGAAATTGATTCCCGATCATTTGCACGTTGGTATAAAACTTCATTTAATCAAATTTTGGTATTTTTCAATGAGTGTTGCTTTTGGATCAGCAATAGTAATAATTTTATCAGAATGGATCATGAAAGATTCCTGAACACTAATATCAATCATCCATGGAGATAAAGTTCCATCTAAATTGATAACATAAGGTTCTATTAATTTACAATCAGGTTCTCCCAATTCTGATGGAACCTCTTCAATCTTCGATATTAGAATCTGATTGTTCGATAGTAGAAGTGCTTTGATCATCATTTTTATACTCCAATACTTGATCTTTATACATGTTTAAAAGTTTTTGAATAGGATCGACCATAGTAACTACCCAGTCAACTGGAATAGTAATTATATCAGAAGAACTTAAAGGAATCCAGGGATAAAAAACAATATTAAACTTTGCATTTTGCTCATCCTTTTCTTCTACTTCTTCCTTTTTATGCACAAAATCTTTTATTTTAACTACGCAAGGTTTCTTTAAGAAATAACCTACAACTTTTCCATTTTCGGTTACCATTTCACTAAGGTCGCAAATTAAATCTTCACCAGATTTTAAAATTACTAGTTTTACAGTCATAATCTTTTATGTACTTACGGTCATTCTACCAATAAAAAGGGGAGGCGTCAACTGGATTTTGCCAGTTGCCTCCCGTGGCATAGCGCCGACGATATTCAATTATATTTATAGATAATCCTTTCTCTTATGATGATCGGGGACAATTTTTTTCAAGTTGACAGAAAGGAGTCCGTCTTCAAAGGATACATCTGCGACTTCTGTATCATCTGCCATTGTCCATGCTCTTTTGAAAGATCGTTGAGCCAATCCCTTATGGACGTAGTTGGTATCGGATTCTTTATCCTCTTTTTGTCCTTCGACAAATAGTTTCCCATCTTGTGTATAGACATAAACCTCCTTCTTTTTAAATCCAGCAAGTGCAAGTTCAAGTCGTGATTCTACGTTACTTACTTGAACAAGGTTATATGGGGGATAGTTGGAAGTTGTCTCATGTAGATGAAACAGACGATCAAAATATTCATCCATGCCGATGCTATTGCGAGTAATCCTATCCATCAGGGCAGGAAGATCTGCAGCGGTGTACCTCGTTAGGTTGGTCATTATAGTAGCTCCTTTAAAAGCGAGTTTGTTTTTTGCGAACCCTTACGGCGTTCATTACTAATTATACAACATATACAAAAAAAGGGAGTGTGGAACTCCCTACAAAATTATCAGGTTTCCTCTACCTTTTTCTTAGATCCAATATTATACTTTTGCTCCAAAATCCAGTCATTCTTTTCTTTGTAAGTAATAACTTTAATTTGATTTAGAGGTGCAATATCAGAAACAGAATCCTCAGAAACAATTTCAATTAAACCCCAATCATTTAAAAGTTTTGTGATTCTATTACGTCTCTGAATATCATTTACAGTAATGTTTGCAAATTTACCATCAAGAGCAAACAACTCTTTAAAATGAACAATATAATATTTACCTTGTTTATGTAAGATGTGACAAGATTGATATAGTTTTTTTTCTTTACGAGAAGCAACTCCAATACGTGTAAGAGTTTCTCGTACTTTTAGAAAGTCATCAGGTTCATTTAATAAAACCTCGACCATCATAGATGCATTCCAATTCACTTTTGGTTCAACAGTTGTAGTCATTTTTTGCCACCTTTTTCAAGTTTTTGTTTAATAAAATTAATCTGATCACGAGATAAAATTTTTAGTGCCTGAGATGCTTTTTCATTACTATATCCATAGTAAGTCTTTACGCTTTCAAGATCGTCAATCTTATCTTTTTTGATCCAAGGAGAAAATCTCTTTCTCTTTCTCAGAATATTTATATAAAATGAATATTGCATATCTTTATCAAGATGATGATTTTTATTCATTTCGTTGGCATATATAACACAATCAATATGTCCAGATAGACATCGATTAATAATATATGGAGGGTATTCTTTAATGTTGTTAGAATCTTCAATTAAGTTTTCTTTTGTAAAATTAATTGAGTTCAACCAATCTTTAAGTTCAATTTTCATCGAATAATCTCCAAATCAACTCCAGGTTTCCATAACTCAAGTTCAGTTCTGAGTTTATTTTCATACTTAAGTTTTTCATATCTTTTAGATGCTTTCTTCTTCCACCACTCAATAACTTCTTCTGGTTCATAACCAAACTTAGACATATAGTATCTCTTTTTTTCAGTCAGAGATTTTGCATGTTCAATACATTGTTTGAATTCATGTAGTTTTGAAGCATCTTGAAGAGACTTTGTGATGATTGAAATCATCTTGGTTTGAATCTTCAATTTTTTAGAAGACTTATCTGCAGAGATTAATCGTTCCCCACCATTAGCATTGTTATTGAACCGCCAGAACATTTCACGAAAATAATCATCATGAAACAAAGGTAGAAAATTACTTTCAGTATCTCCTATGTGTCTAATATAAGGTTTAAGACCATCATACATGGATACTCCTTTTGTCGTACCGTATAATGAAGTTGTTTCAAAGTAATGTAAATCAGTTCCATACTTTGCATCAAATTGTCGTTTGAGTTCATTAGAAGATGCTAGAAGTGCAAGGAGTTTTCCTCCAAGATAATTGTAACCAAATGGTTGCACTGGAACAATATTAAATCCCATTACAAAATCATTATTGATCTTTGATAAAGGTAAAACCTCACCAAAATAATCGTTTCTAGGTTTTGAATTGATAGTTGGAGATCCAAATCTAACTACACCAATAATTTTATTTGTGGTGTCCTCTGTGACAATCCATTTAATAGTTCTTCCAGGAATCGCTTCTTCAATAGCATTAGAAGCAGTATCATTCAAAATCTCAGAATATAATTCTTGATTATACTTTGATTTTGGTTTTGGAGAAGTATCAACGACATGAATAGAAAATTTCATATCGTTAGGATGTATATTAAAACTTGAGAATATCTCATCTTCAGGACCAAATAGTTTTCCTGAAGAATCATCAAGTCTACTGTTTTTTACATATCTTAGGTAGTCATCAATTCTATTAAAATTTGAATAGTATTCAATAAATTGATCTGCTGCCCAAATTGCTTGTTCAGGAGATAACATAATCAAACTAAAAAGTGCTTTTCATATTCTACCAGATTTTCTGGCACTTCAATGATATTAGTATCTAAAGGAACTGCATCTTTCCACCTACCTTTTATAGTTGGACGAAATAATAATTTAATGTCCATGTGCTTATACTTTAAGTGAGTTGGAACATGAACTCTATAACTATATCCATCATTTTCTGTGAGATATGAGAGCAGAAGATTTTCTTTTTGAGTTACCATAATTGTTTTACAACTTTCCCAAAAAATCTCTTTAAAACTTTCATAGTCTTTAAGGTAAATGTCTGGATTGTCTAAGATCATTCTTGTCACAAACTGAGGTGAAAGACAATGATCATAAACAACTTTTTTACCCTCAATTTTATTTTTGATTGCGCTTTCACTTGCAAACCCAGTAAAGTTTACCTGAGCACAATCAAAAACTTTAATGTAATAACTTCTAGTTAGAGGGCGTGAATCAAAAGTAGGATCTTGCCACAGATCCACAATTGATTTCATTTCTCTATAAGAGACTAGACAGTATTCTTCCCAGTTTTTCTTTTTCTTTTTATTTCCTACTTTTTTTTGCTCGGAAATACTGTTTAGTCGAGTTACGTTCAATTTAATCATAATAAAAATAAAAATCAGAGGATCAGTTTTTTACCTGCTGGTTTAGAAATTGGTGAGAACATCTGCTCATATTGTTCAACTACAGAATCATCTGGATCAGCAATAAAGACAATGAACTTTGAATTAACTTCAAGTTCTTTTTTTGTTCGATTTAAAATTGGTGCCCAAGGAGCAAATCCCAATTGACCGTTACCTGCAGGGACAGCAACAATAGCATTCTGAACTAGAATACTATCTTCTTTTTCTTCTAGAACTTCCGTAACTACATCTTCACCAGAAGACATACGAATAAGTTTTACATTCATTTTTTTCTCCTATTTGAATTCACATTCTACCATAATCTCAGTCAATGCTGCTAGTAAGTTAATTTCCTGATCAGCAACAAATGCTATTTGGTACTGATACTTAGCAATGATAAGTACAGCAGCAGGAATGCTAGCGTTTTCAAGAGATGTATAAAGAGAGTCGTAAATACGACGCAAGAGAACACTAGAATCATTATCAAGGTTGTTAACAACCCATTTACGAACTTCGGGAAAGTTTTTTTCTTTTAAATTTTTAGTTAAATCACTTACAGAAACATCAGAGAAAGAAGCAAGAATAGCAGAATCAATTTTTCCACTAACAGAGTATCTTTGACACTCATTTAGAACCCGCCTCCAATCTGGAAAATGCTTATTAATTAATTCAATAAGAACTTTTTGTTCATACTCTACTTTTTCTGTTGTTAGAATATTCTGAAGTCTTTGATAAAACTCAGCAGCAAGTTTCGCTTTTTCCTTTCCTTTGAGAGTAAAATCTACAACAGCACATCTTGAATGAAGTGGTTCGATGATTTTATTTTTGTAGTTACAAGTGAAAATGAATCGGCAGTTATTAGCAAACTCCTCAATAGACGCTCGTAAGAGGAGTTGTACATCTGAGGTTGTGTTATCTGCCTCATCAATGATGATAACTTTATGCTTAGCATCTGATGAGAGCGAAACGGTCGAAGCGAAGTTCTTTGCATTGTTTCGGACAGTATCGAGGAATCTACCTTCGTCAGATCCATTTATTACATAAACATCTACTCCAAGTTCATTGCAAAGTGCCTTGGCAACTGTGGTCTTTCCACAACCAGCAGGACCAGCAAGAAGTAGATTTGGAACTTCACCTTTTTTAAGAAAATCTAAAAAAGTTTTTTTAGTTCCTTCTGGAAGGATACACTCTTCGATTGTTTTAGGTCGATACTTCTCGACCCATAAGAAATCATGATTTTTCATAATGAAAAGCAAAGTTACTAAACAAAATTTGAGTTTAAGAAAACTCTAAACAATTAATCTATTAGTATAGACAATTGTTATTCATCATAGGTTGAATCTGGTTCTAAAGCAATATAGTAATTTAGATCGTAATTCTTACTTGAAAACTTTGATAGTAACTTTTTAGAAATAGAAACTTCATAAGTACCAGGAATAATCTTAATATTCTCAACTTTGAAATTAAAACTAAATTCGTTTTCAGTTTCAGCAACAATTACTGATACATCATTTGAGGTATCATTCTTTTTATCAGTAACAACTAGTTTTACTACTCCTGCTTCACCAACAACACAAAAATCAGGAAGTTGATAAATTGCTGCTGCTTTCAACAAATTATTTAATTGTTGTGTATCAAGATCAAAAGTAACTTCCTCGGAAGGAACTACAATTTCTTTATCTGGAGGAACAATAATAATATTAGGATCAGCAAAGAAATATTTTGAGCGCATCTTACCTTCTTTCATACTAAGATACCCTTCATTAGAAAAATCTAGTTCTGGGTTTTGATAAAGTGTTTTTGTGAAGTCCAGCGAAATGATAAAGTAGAACGCAGTAATGAATTGCCTTTAGGATATCCATTTTTGATTTGCCATTCTTCTTACCAAACCTAGAAAGATACTTGATTGCATTTGAACGGGTAAATGCTTCGGCATCACCAATACTTTCAATCAAATCAAGAGTTTGAGTTTTGGATTGTTCAGAAGTATAGTGAGAATGATATGTACTAGAAATATATTGCTCAATCTCTTTCAGAGTTTTGTCCTCTTCGTACTTCCAAAAACCATTAGTATTGTTAAGGTTCAATTCGATTTTATCTTCACTCATAGATGAAATAGGATAATTAAAGTTTAAAGTGTCGTTTGGATATTCAAAAATATTTGTAGAAGTGTCTGTTGGAGGGATGTCATTTGACTTTGCCCAAAGGAATCCATCAGCAGTCAGTTCATAGTTTTCATGTGTTCCAGAATAGAGTTTTTTCCATTCTAGATAATCTTTTTCGTCTTCAGGTCCGTACATAGTATCGTAAAGTAAACTCCAAGAATTAACCATATTCAAAAAGAAAATCGTTTACAAATTGTTCTGATTTTTCTTTTCCAAAGTTACTAGAAAGATAACCAGCAACAGGATCTAGTTTTGTCATGTAAGAATCAAAATCATGATACTCTGAAGTGTCTAGTCCAGATGGTTTCTTTAAGTCTAGCATTTCTTTAAATTTAAGCAAGTATTTGGTGAAGTCTGAAAATCAAAGGTAATGACAACCTTCTTTTCAAAGAACCCCATAAGATCCATCCCAAAACAAGGTAAATCAGAACCAGTCTTTGGATAGATTATATTATTATAGATGCAGGTTTTTTCATTCCAGATTTCTGCTTCTCTAGATTTTAGAATTGTTGGACTGGAATAGAGTTTTGCATCTAGATTAATTTTACCCTCCCACTGACACCAAGTAGATTGGTAAGTGAGATCAGGAAAAGTTTCAAATAAAACTTTTTTGTAATTTTTCCAGAGATCCATAATAAAAAGGGGAGGGGTTACCTCCCAATATTATATCAGAAAGGTGCCTTAGGGTCAAGATCATAAGTTACATGCTGACCTTCAGGCATCTGGAAATCAGCATCTACCTTGTCATACAGTTCCAGGAATGCTTGCTTGGTTTCGTCATCAAAACGATTTACACAGACCTGGATTGCCTTTGCTTTATCACCAAAGATACTGAAAGCGCGAACAACATGAACTAAGCGGCGAGTGCTGATGATTTCCTCAATGCCACCATCGTAGAAAGTCTTACGGATAATGTCTGCCCAGTCCACCAGGCGCTTGCAGAAGTCACGATCCTCCACTCCAAGATCCAGAGCGATGCCTTCCAGGATCTTTTGCTCAGTAGCAGGAGCGGGATAGGACTGCTCAAAAGTCACAGGGAAACGCTCTAGGAACGCCTCGTTGAGCACGTTAGTGCCGATGAACCTACCGTCATCAGAACCCTTACCCTTGGTGTTTGCAGTGGCAAATACGTTAAATCCTGCGGCAGGTTTGACATACTTACCAATCTTCTTAAGGAAGACACCTTTACCCTCTAGCACTGATTGTAGACACAGAATCTTGTTAGAAGCAAGGTCAATCTCGTCAAGAAGAAGGATCGCGCCACGCTCAAGTGCTTCGATCACAGGACCATTATGCCAAACAGTAGCACCATCAACAAGACGGAAACCACCAATAAGATCATCCTCATCAGTCTCAATCGTGATGTTTACACGAATCAACTCACGCTTCAGTTGAGCACACGCTTGCTCCACGCTGAACGTTTTACCATTACCCGAAAGACCCGTAATGAACGTAGGATAAAAAAGACGGGACTGAATAATTTTCTTAATATCGTTAAAGTTACCAAACTTGACGAAGGTATCATCTTTATCAGGAATAAGGTTTTGCTCTACTGGAGGAACTACTGAAGGTGCTTGGAAAGTACGTTCGATTTCTTCCACTTTTTGTTGAGTCACTTCAAGATTCCATTTGCCGTAACCAGTTTTGTATTGATAAAGTTTGTTGGATACAGTCTGATAATTTGTATCATTCATATTACACCAAGCACGAATATCTGCACTGGTAACGTTATTACCATAAAGATTTTGAAGGGAAGTGCGGATGTAATCAGAAGAAAGAGACATGGTTTGTTTTGTTTCAACTCCGTTATTATAAAGGCAAAAAGGGGTCATAAAGACCCCCAGTGGACAGTTCTTGAACTGTCCCAGATTAGTAAGTTATTCAGGTTTAACTAAACAACAAAGATCAATTACATTACTAAATTTGCCATCAAAATTTATAGTTTTAATAAAAGATTTTATTTCATTTAATACAGATGGAAAATTAGTATCATGTATCATAACAAGTCCACCATTTCTAACTTTTGGATACCACTTTTCCAAATCATTTTTAATATGTTCGGCATTTAAATGGGCATCCAAAAATGCAAAGTCTAACTCTCCATCTTCAAATTTATTTACAGTAAGATCACTATCTTCTTCATAAAAAACTACTTTATGTTTATTTCTAGAACTGTATATTTTTTTAAAAGCTAAATTTTTTATAATATTAATTTCATATTGATCAACATAAAAATTTTGTGTGTAATAATCTACATAAGGTTTATAATTATCAACACAATATAGAGTTTTTAAATTTTCACAAGTTTCTAAAAGAGTAATTGTGCTATGACCGCTAGAAACTCCAATTTCTATTCCTTTTTGATATCCCATCAAATTTATCATTTGTACAGCACTAAATACTGCTGCACTTTTATAACAAGCTGAATCTATAAGAAAGCAATCAGAGTACCATTCTGAAAATGCTATCGATCTTTGTTTAATATAGGCACTAAAATTTTGTTCTTTATTCTGAATAGTATGTTCTGCCATTTCATCTTTTTTCATGCAACTAATTCAATAAATTCACTTAAGACTTTTTTATTTAGTTTTTTAGTTTTGAGTGATTTTGCAAAAGCAGATTTAATTTGAGATTTAGTTGCATCTTCAGAAACTTCAAACTCAGTTTCTTGAGAAAGTGCCGATGCAGACATTCCAAAGTAAGCATCATAACCAGAGTTGGTGATAGTGAAACTCTTCAGTTTCCTCCAATCATTCTGAATTTTCTCATACTGTTTATCAAGTTGAGAATGATACATTTGAACAAACCGACTAAAAATACGTCCTTCAAGAACACGAATACCAATAAAATTCATAAAAGTAAACTTGTCTTTCAAATTCCTAAGAAGAACATCAGTGAACTCATGATACGCAGAACCAATTTTGTAAGTAGTTCCTAATTTACGATCACGAATAAATGTTGTGTGTGAGTTAATATAACCAGTTCCAATATATGGTTCTTTATCCCAGTGACGTTTAACCTCTTTATGATGGACAAGTTGATTTGCTTCACCATCGGTCAAGACAATACACTGAACTTTTTGAAGTTTATTTTCTTTCTGAAACTTAGGAAGAATTTGATGAAGAGTGATTAACGCTTCATTCAAAGGAGTTCCAGATAAAGCAAGACGATTAGAGTAAGTATAGGAACAACTATAAGACCTACCAAAACAATAAGCAAGACGCCAAATATTCAACATCTGATGTTCAAGAACTTTACCAGAAACTTTACTTGTAAGAATATTCATCATAGAAAAAGTTTCGTCAATAACTAAAAGACCATCTTTCTTTTGATAGTGAGGAGTACGATCTGCAGATATATAACGATCATTCTCATAATCATACTCACCACGACGCCATTCATTTGTAAAAGCATAAACCTCAAAAGGAATAGATACTTTCTTACAAAACCAAACAAGATTGAAGAGTTGCTTACAAGTATCAAGCATCACATCGGACATAGAACCGCTCCAATCCAATACAAATACAAGTCCATGATTCTTACCATCAGGAATCACAGAAACTTTTTTAAAGAGATCTTCATTGTATTTGTACGTATGAAGACGAGCAGTATCAAGAACGCCAGTGCGAGCAGTTGATGCACGAGCATACTGATCTGCTGCCTTACGACACTCAAACTCTTTTACAAGATAATTGACTTCCTTTTGAGCAGAAGATTTGAACTTCTTAAACTCAAGATCAGATTCTTTATAAAGATTTGTTGGAGTAAAATTTTGAATTTCACCATGTTCATTGTGAAGTTTTTGTTGACGAGAAAATGAATCATCAATCTCTTTATGAACTTCATGATTATTTCCAATAATAGTATCAAGATTTACTTGAGGAACTTCAAGATAAACATTGTCACAATCATCGTTTCCTACAAGATCACGAATATTATCTTCTAGAGACTCTGCAGTGCGAACTTCGGGTTCCTTTTCTTCAGCAGAATTTACTTGAGTTTGCTCACCCTGAGCGGTTCCACCATAAGAATTATCAGAGTCTTTTTCAGAAGAAGTATCACTCTCATCTTCTTTATCAGAAGAAGAATCATTAGTCTCTACAAAATCACTTGCAGGAGACTGAGAATTTCCCTGTGTTTCGTGAGAATCAAAGTCAGAAATCTTCTGTTCTTGTTCCTTTTCTTTCTTGCAGTATTTGTAAAGTTCTTCTGCAGCAATTAGAACATCTGCAAAACTTTCAGATGCAGCAATCAAATTGATGATTTCCCTTTCTTCACCGTCTTCAATAGGAATGTCGGCATAATTACCAATCTTAAAGTAAAGATTAGCACGGTCGGCAAGATTGAAGGTAGAAATATCATCCTCGGCAATTTGAAAGAAATCTTCTTCATTCAGTTCCTTATAACCATTAAAGAAAGTCTTAGCGAGTCCAGCATACTTGCGCTTCATCAATTTTTCAACGCGAGCATCCTCTACCACGTTTACAAACTGAGGAGGAACTTTTACTTGATTAGTCCAATCTTCATCAGGAGTGAAGAGAGCATGACCGACTTCATGACCAACAAGAAGGTCATACACAAGACCACTCGCTTTCTCCCACAGAGGAAGAGTTAGGACACGAGTATGAACATTAAAGCAAGCAGTAGAAACTTTCTTATGCTCAACCACCAAATCCTCAGTAGCAAGTAGTTTGGCGAGTTGAGACTTGATTTCGTGACGAATGGGCATTGGATTTGTTTCGTATGAACCTACCATAAAACGAAAGGTCGCCTTTTGGGCGACCCATGTGACGCTTTTTGAACTGGGCCAGTCGTGCTTTAGCCTGGCGCAGTGCTTGCGGTTTAAGTTTTCGTTTCTGATCCTTCTTGGAGTGATGTTGCCAATTGGGAGTGTTCATGGTTTTTAAATATTTATCCTACCTTAGCACCTCTGGATAAAAAAGGGAATAGTACCAGCAATAATCTTTAAAAATTTTATTTTGAGCAGACTTTCTCAACTTATCGTCATAATTAGGGATACTTGGAGTTAATGATTTTTTTAGTTTATGATATCCATAAGGAAGATAAAAAGTATCTTTATAATTAATTTGAGTTATGTTATCTAAATTAAAATTATAAGAATCTAATCCCAAAAAATTAGATGTTTCGTATAAAATTTTATTCGGATTTTCCATAAAATCTTCATATCTAATTATTTTTATTCTATCAAAATAAGATCTATCAAGATCAACTAATTCTTTTAATCTTGATAGATGTTTTTTTACCATATCACCTTTCAAAAAATAATCTATCCTTTCATCTAAAAAATCTTTATCAAAATCTTGAAATTCATCATAATAACTTGATAGACTATTAGAGAATATACCTTTTGATGATAATTTATCAAATGATAGATATACTCCTCTCAGATCTCTAATAGTAAATATAATTTTTATATCTGGGTAGAGAGTAAATATAAGGTTAAAAATTTCTGCCCATGCTCTAGATTTATCTAGGTAAAATTTAGTACTTGATAAATTATTAATCCAAGATTTTGTTCCATAATCAATAAAATTTTCATACAGTTTATAAGATAGATCAGCATCATACTGAGATTCTTGTATTGATTTCTGTGCTTGATCTAAAACCGTAATTAACAAATCAGGTAATGCAGAATCTGCAGACAATGTTACGTCTGGATGTTGACCAATTACATTGCATAAAAGAGTTGAACCAGATCTAGGTAGTCCACAAAAAGGAATTAGTTTTGACATTGAATTTCAGTTTTATAAGAGAAGTTTTTTCTTTTTTCAAATTTAATTACATTATCAAATTTATCAAGTAGAGATTCCTTATGAGAAATAATAAAAGTATTTGAATCTTTTATAACAAACCTAACAATTTTTAAAAAGTCATCTGTACCAAATCCATCTAGAGAAGAATCAAAAATCTCGTCAAGAATTAAAAGATTTGTATTAGTTGAGTTTTTAAACTTTGCAACTTCTCGCCAAGCAAATAATAATGATAGATCTATTCTCTGTTTTTCTCCTTCACTAAAAGAACTATAAGTAAAATCTTCATGGATTGGAGAAAGTATGCTCTCATTAAATTCTTTATCAAAAGAAAAATTAATGAAGAAATCCATCATCTGAAGATACTTATTAACATGCTGATTAATTAAAGGTAGGTACTTATCTATAATTTTTGTCTTTACACCACCATCTTTTAATAAGTTTTGACAGAAATCATAATGATCCATTTTGGTTTTCATATCAACAATATCAGTGTATGTTGATTCTAAATTTTGTTGAAATGAATCTAGTTTTTGATGTTCTTCATTTTTATTTTCTAGTTGATTTTCCAATACTTTAATTTCATTATCAATTCTTTTAATCTGTTTATTATATTCAGAAATTTTAGTATTATTTTTTGATGCCTCTTGATTTAATTTAAGTACTTGATTTGATATATTCAAAAATACTTTTTCTCTTTCTTCTTCCTCTTTTATTGCATTTTCAAGTTCAGTATAACCTTCTTGAAGTTCTTTAGATTTTTCTTTCGATTCTAATATTTTAGATTCTCTAAAGTTGTTATCAATTTCTTGAGTGCAAGTAGGACAAGTGGTATTCTCAGTAAAGAACTTATGCTCGTCAATAATTGTTTTTACTTTCTGTGTGAGTTTACCTTTTAGATTTCCAAGTTTACGAAGTTTTTCTGAAGATCCAGAATTTTTTTCAAGATCATCTGTCAATGATGAAATATTTTTTTGGATCTCTTCATTGTCTCCTTGCAGATTACCAATATCTTCAACTAATGATAACAATGTTATTTTTTTATTTTGTATATCTTCCTTTCCCCTATTTTCAAGTTCTTCAATAAAACTTTTTTGCATCTCTACTTTTTCCTTTAGAGATTCTTTTTTCAATTCATAAACTCTAATATCATCTTTGAATTCTTTTAATTTATCCTTTATTAAGGAATTCATTGTAGAGAAGATTTTTATATCCAAAAGATCTTCAATTACTTCCCGTCTTCCTTGTGCTGGAAGTTGCATAAAGGGAACAAAATTACTACTTCCGAGAATTACAATCTGAGTAAAAGATTTATAATTCATTTTGAGAATGGTTTGTTCCAAATATTTTTGCTGATCTACAGATGACGATTGCTGATTTAATACTTCGCCATTTCTATGGATTTCAAAAATACTAGGTTTAATTCCTCTAACAATTTTCCAATTTATTGACCCAATGAAAAATTCAATTTCTACTAGACAATCTTTTTCATTAGTAGAATTAACTAATTGAGGTTTATTAATTTTTCTAAAAGATTTACCAAACAAAACAAAAGTAAGAGCATCTAAAATAGTGCTCTTACCTGCTCCATTAGATCCAATAATTAAAGTATTTGATACTTTATTTAAATCAACTTCTATAAAATGGTTACCAGTAGAAAGAAAGTTTTTCCAGCGGATTTTTTCAAATACTATCATATTGATTTGGTGGAACTACAATGTCATCTTTGGTTATAACTGCATATTCATATCCATGCAGTTCACATACATTATACAACAATTCTTCTTCGACTTCAACAACATTCATTTCTGGACTACCAGAATCTTCAAGCATCATAGCAAACCTTACTGCATCATCTTCTTCTTCAAAGATATATAAAATTTGCTCACCATATTCATCTGTTACAGAATATGCTCCTCTATCTTCCTCTCCAAGAATTGTTAATATGTACATATTAAATCATTTCGCAAGACTCTTGATAAATCTCTTTAATAATTTCCGACAATAAATTTTTGTCTAAATTATGTTCAGATTCTCTAATATATGTATTAAGAATCGATAAAGTATTTTCAGATTCTAAATCATCAATCGAGTCTTTAGAATACCATCCATCAAAATTATAATTTTCAATTACTTTTAGATCTGCTACATTTGCGGAATATAGTTTATCTACAAATTTTTCAAATTGTTTCTTATTAGTATTTTCTTTAACGATTAACTTGACAATTTTATCTTCGTATAGTGAAAAATTAAAGGTTTGATGATTGGTATCTTCGTAGCAAATATTATAGAAAATATTGTAAGGATTATCGATATAAGTTATCTCAAGAGTATCAGTATCAAAAATAATAAACCCTCTTTGATCATCTACATCATTCCAATAAATTTCATATGGATTTCCTATGTAGAAAATGTTTTCTTGGTTGCTTCTAGTGTGATAGTGTCCCGACAAGACAAGGGAGAACTTCTCAAGTAATTTGCGGTCATAACCATGCTCCATGATGCATTGTCTATTAGCGGCAAATCCTGCAAGTTCAAGGTGCCCCATCGCACAGTTGCAAGTTGTCTTTTTAATAAGGTTGAAAGTAGTTTTCTCATTTTCTTCATTAATCCATGGTATAAAAAGTGTTTTAAGATTTCCTAGTTGAACTTCAGTTGGTTCTGAATAGACTGTTACATTATCATATTCCCGAAGCAATAAATCAACTGCATTTATATTATTAGTATTTTTATAATATGCAGTATGGTTACCTACAATTGTATGGACAACGATACCCATCTTTTGTAGGGTATCATAATAATTATCTTTTGCCCAAGATAATGCAGAGAAATCAATACCTTTACGACTATCAAAAGTATCTCCCATATCTACAACAGTAGTAATTCCTTCTCTTACCAAAGTTGGAAAAAATACATCATTGTAGAACTTTAAAAAGAAATCATGAAAAAGTTTAGAATTTTTTCTTGCTCCAAAATGTTGATCAGTAATAATTGCAATCTTCATTTTAACTTCTCATTTTTGAATGTACATTATCTTTTATACTATTGAAGTCGCTGTAGTTTTGTCCATTGATATGATTATCATCAGAGAAAACTTGATCATAACCACTTTTTTCAAGGATTCTATTTTTAATCTCTAATTGCTTTTTCTCTTTTTGAATTCTTCTAAGGAATGCGTAGTAAATAATCTGAGTAAAATATGCGAATGGATTATCAGATTTCTCTGGATCAAAATTATGAACATATTGAACACAATTTTCAATACCATCAGAAATCATATCATCTTTAAAGATATAATTTACAAAGTTAGGTTTAAATGAAAGGTGAGTTGCAATCTTAAGAAAGCATTCCCCAATATACCTTGGAATGATAGGTTTTTGCAACCCATTCTCTTGAGCATCTTTTAGTTTTTTCTTGTAAATGATTAGAGCTTCTAGGAATTCTTTATTATTGACATAGTGCTCTGACTTTTTTCCTTTAGACATTGATATCATTCAAAATACTAGTAGTGTTAATTTTATACTCTTTGGGTAAATTATCTTGATCTATTAATTGATTGCAAGATTTAGCAATCATATAGTGCCAAAGATTTAAATCAAATCCTAGAAGTTTTCCAAGTTTATTTACATTACACAGTAAAGGTCTTTCTTCATAGACAGAACATTTCCCATCAATGAGTTTTTCACACTTACCATTTGAATCATATTCGTAAGGAAAACTTTCACCAGATTCTTTCCAAACAGGGTGATTAGAATTCTTAGCATTCTCAATTGCTTTGTCAACATGTGAACAACAAGCATTACAAGAAGTACATGGAAATTCTAAATCACTCATTCTGAAAATTAGACTTATTAAAATTATAACACCTAAACTAAAAGTTGACAAGATGTTTGGAATAGGGGTATAATAACTTTGTCAGAGTTTCAAACATTAATTTAGCTACTCTTAAAGATCTTTTCTAATACCTTTTTAGCTTCAGATACATTAGAGATGTATCCCATCTTTCTATTTTTAATAGATTCATTAGAACCTTTATTATTATCTATTCTATACTTTTTTAAATATTGATTATAGATATTAACAAAGTAACTATCATCAGATTCAGATATAGTTAGAACATCTTCCATGTTTACAAGAAACATATCTTGAGAAGCTGTCTTTAACCATGGTTCTACCTTATATCCTGTAGATTGATCTCTTATTTTTATTTCCTTTATTGTAACAGGATTTTCTAATAATAAAAATAATTTATCATCTTCTCTAGATGCTGAAACTATAGAAAATAGTTCTTCTCCATTCTTTAATTTAACAGTAGCATAAAAGTCTTCTTCCATCATGGTTTTAAATTTACTGAGATTATTTCATAGTTAAAGTTTTCTTCATTATAAATTTTTATTCTTTCAATTAAATGATTTAAAGTATAATTTTTTGTTGACTTAAAAGTACAATCATCTGCAACATCATATAATACTGCTTTAGTTTTATTTTTTCCTTTCCTTAATATTCTTCCAATTGATTGTAAATTTCTAATTCTAGATTTACTTGGAGATGCAAAGATTACATTGTGAAGATTTTTAATATTGATGCCAGTGCTAAAAGTGCCATAAGAAGCAACAATGATTGCATTATTTTCTCTCTCTGTTATACTTCGTACTAATTCTCTTTCTTCAGTCTCCACTCCACCATGAACAAAAAATACTTTTCTATTTTCACCAACACTACTATTTATTTTTTCAAATAATGGTTCTCCATGGGTAGAAACCCTACTAAAAAGAATTAATGTATTACCTTTTAAATCTAAAGCAAGATTTTTTATAAAGTTATTTCTTTTCTCATGAGTAATTAGATATTGAATCTCATCCTCATAGGTTTCAAATTTCTGTGGATTATGCTTTAATACAAGACACCTAATATCTAATTTGGATACATGTCCTTTCTCCATTAATTCAGCAGTTCTAGTTACTTTATAAGATGGACCAAATAATCCTTCAAGAACCCACTTATGAGTTTGTGTTCCATCTAAAGTTCCAGTAAATCCAAATCTATATTTTGCATGATGAAGATTTGTCATTATAGATATAAGAGACTTACTTTTAAATAAGTGTGCTTCATCTCCAATAACTACATCATAATCTTCAAAGAAATTTCTTTCTAGTTTGTAGATTGATTGCCATGTAGTTACAGTAACTGGCATATCATTTCTTTTCTCACGTCCAGAATATATTTTATGGCAATATGAATCAGCATTCCATCCATAATCACGAAAATCACCGACTAGTTGATCTACAAGACTGGTCGTTGGAACAACTATCAGAATTTTTTGGTTCTTATCCGTATAATAACGTACTAAAGCGTAAATCATCAGACTTTTTCCTGACGCAGTGGGACTTATCAATAATTTACGATTATGTCGTAGGGCATCATATACTGCCTCTAGTTGATAAGACCTTGGAGAAAAGTGTGTGATTGAAGAAAAATAATCCTTTACCCCTTCCATCGAGATATTTTCATTAACTTCAAATGGAAGTCCATAATACTTATTATCTTTAAATTCATAACTATAATTATAATTATTGCAAAAAGATATTAATTTATCCAGGAGACCTATGTAGAGTTGTTTAGTTCTCATGTCAAATAAATGTATCTCCCCAGTCCAGTTTCTCTTTCTGTACTGAGGCATAAATTTTGCGTTAGGAACCTCAAATTTAAAATAGTCCCTTAGTTCATATTCGATATGAGGTTCCGTTTCAATTTTAAGATAAACTTCGTTTGATTTGTATATAATCAAATTTGCATTATTAACCATAACCTGCCTGGAATCTTATAAATTCGATGGCATTCTTAATATGATAAGTCCTATTAGAGACTTGTTTAAGAATACTCTCAATATAATTTATGAGAGTTTCATAGTAGTCTATTTTAAGATTAACGTTGACTAATTTTTCATCAGCATCAAGGTATTTTTGCATTGTATCTTTATCCCTAATCTTTTTAGGAAAAGGATCATCTTGATACACTTCTGCATCTGCCTTACCAGAATAATATTCATACCTTTCATGTCTGATATTCTTTCTCTGCTGTTCTGCCTTTTTCTTCAGCAAAATTATATTATTATATAAATCAAAATACTTTGCATGTAATACTGATATGTTTAAAGATTCTGTATGCAAATTGTCGATGTCAATTTTAGAATCTTTTTCCCACATACTTTGTATAGATTCTAAATCAATACTCATAGAGATTGCCCATTCTTACCTACTATATTATACATCATATACTTAAAAGTTACATCTGCTGTAAAATATTGATTATCAGGAGTTGTTGAATCAAACTGAAGAGAAGATAATTTATATGGGAATAATGATTTAAATCTTACTTCAAAGTTATAATTTTGATTACTATTATAAACAACTAAAGTTCCATCAGAATAGATATTCATCTGAGACTTTGGTGGATTTTCAAATTTTGACTTTGTATCTTGCAGATCATATATTTGTTGTAATGTTTCTGGAAATCCAAGACCTCTCATCCAATTCTGAATCTCCATATAATTTTCTAAATTCTCATCTACTAAAAATCTGAGACTAAAATCTGCAAACTCAATCTTATCTCCAGGTACTGGAATATCAGTCAAATAGTTTGGTTGATTAACAACACCCAATGTCAAGTCTGGAATATTTGCATTGTTACTAAAGTAAGCAACTTTAGGTGCTCTAGTAATAGTAAATTTAAATCCTAATGTGGAAAGAAAATTTCTATTTTTTATAGTATTATTAAACTCGTTGAAATTATCCATCAGACTAGTTTACTTTTAGATATTTAGATAAAAAAAGGGTGCCTTTCGGCACCCTGAAGAAGAGTTGTGAAATAGATCACATGAGGTTTTTGACCTGTACTCTTCTGTAGTAACGGTTTGCGTTATGTCTGAGTGCGCCGAGACCCTTATCACTACCTTCTGCGAATGGATTTGCAACAATACCGTAACGGGTCTTGAAGCCGATCTTTGGTTGGAAGGTGTTCTCACCAACGGCACGAACCATTTGGAGAGGAACATAAGGACAATAGAATAGTCCAGCGTCATAAGGTGAAGAACCCTTATAACCTACAACGTAGTACTGGTTAGCAGATACGTTTGCAGAATATGGGTCAATGTATACGCGGAACTTACCCATTAGAGTACCAGCAAAAGTATTGCCAGTATCATCTACGTTGAGGTTTGCATTTAGTGCAGGAGTATAATCGAGAACACCTGCCATTGCTAGTGCTGAAGCAACGTCAGCGGAGCAAAGGATGGTGTTGCCCTTTCCTCTACGAGTTCTTTGTGCGATTGCGTTAGCATCACGCTCGATTTGGAAGAGTAGACCCTTGAACTTCTCAACGCTCCAACGACCGTTAGAATCAACGTCAAGGTCGAATACACCAGCGGTAGCAGTATTTACAGCAGCACCTTGCTCAGCAACCTTGTAGATGGTTCTGATAACTTCTCTGTTGATTTCTGCGAGGATCTCAGTGGAGAGAATGTTAGCAAGTTCTGCTTCTGCGTTTAGACCGTGGATTGCCTTGAGGTCCTGAGCGAGTTCTAGTGAATACTCGGCTTTCAGTGCTCTTGACTTTGCTTCAACAAGAACTTTCTCGATTGAGAATGCCATCTCGTTGAACTGGTTACCATCGCCATTGCCGAGGTTCTCGGAATCGCCAGTAACCATACCCTGACCAACGTTATAACCAGCAGCACCAGTGGATGCACCAGTACCAACAGGGTTAAGAAGACCTA